CATTATCTAATATTATATTACCACCTTTAGTAATCTTTCTAAGTTCTGCTATACCATCGCCATCGTAGTCAAGATGTATATAACATTCTTCTAACCAAACTTTTCTTGATGGCCCACTACCCTCATCTGCTGGTAATGAATCATCATCAAAGCTAAATCTTGCTATTCTTTCCTCGTTTAACTCAGCATTTGACTGTGTATAACTAGGTAATTCTTCAACTATTGACTTAGGATAGCCTTCTAAAATTAGATCCGATACTGACTTTTTAACTCTATGACAAACAAAACTAGCATCTTCTACTGAAGTTGCCCTTCTTGATATTAAAAATTCTTCAGGTGGTACAGCTACTACCTTGACTTGTCCATCTACTTTAGTTCTTTTTACTTTAACATCGTGTTCAACAATAGCTGGAGATATTAAAGTACCAAAATCATCGACTTGTTGTTTTTGTATAACTGTTTCTGTATGTTCTACGACTTCAAGATCATCATTTGCTAGGATTGATTGATACTCAATCTCAGTTAGGTTCTCGTATGTTTCGTGAGATACCTCTTTTTTTTCTTCCCAAAAATGCTTAATGACTCCTGTCTTACTTATTAACGCATCTTTAAAGGCATCGTACAAGACCTTAAAGCCGTTATTTTGCTTGTTAAAGACATAGTTGACATAGTCGGTAGCTTGTTGTGCCATTTCGACATCTTCAGGGCCTTGTGGCTCGAACTCAGCAACATTGTTATGAGTCGTAAATATACGCATAAGGCTTGGCATAATGTATTCGATAGTATCTCTTACATCAGTTGTAACAATCTCAGAACGACCTTCTATCTCATTACCAAAAGGTTCTCCGAGATAATACTTCATAGCATCTTCTCTTTGATCTGAAAGCTCAGTATTAAAGTCGCCTGAAGCAGACTCTATCTCATTACTCAGTTTCGATGCTAATTCATCATCGGTCATTTTTTTAGCCATTTATTTTCCGTACCTGTTTTTAAATTCTTGTGCTTTAGTTGTACCATTTGATTTTTTATCTTCAAAAATTGGTTTATTTACAGAAAAAGGAAGGCCTGTTGCATCAATTTCTGTGTATTGATTATATTTCATAGACCCATCTGTAATTACTTTTTTGTCGAACCTATCTCCTGGTTTATATCCTTTATCACGATATATTTTTCTTATATTATCATGATAGCTTCTGTCTGCCATAATGTTCTCCTATACGACAGCTACATCAGGGCCTAATCTACCCTTACTATCCCATCGTGATCCTTGTGTTGTTGAATGTCTTAGACTCATGGCAGCGTATCTTGTAGCCGACATTAAGTCATCTTTAAGTTTGACCAGTTTGCCATCTTTACGATGATACATACGATACTCCTCAAACCAGTCATAGAGGGTATTAAATACTTTAAATCTGCCATGTTCCATACGATCTAGCATTTCCATAAGACCTGCTTCAACCGAATTACCACCTTTTTTCTCACCAATCGCTGGTGGGTTTTCAAAGTGGAAAGGCAGCATATTAACATAATTATCACGATACTGTTCGGCGAGAGTAACACCTGAACCTTTATCGTGTTGGTAGCCATCATGTGGCCATACTATAGGGATATAGTCGCTACCTTCCCGTTCATTGATATGTGATGCGTGATAGCTGGGTATTTGTTTGCTCATACGATAACAATCATAAACATAAACAATATCCTTATCTCTATCCCACGCTAACCATACTACGGCAGTAGGGTGGTCATATCCAAAATCTATCGCTGCAATCCTTGCAAAATGAGGGGGTATGGTAAAAGGTTCTATAGCTAGATTATCCTCATCTATTGGAAAGACTAGCCCTGATCCTATCATCGGTATGCCTTTTGACCTCATTTCCCTTTCATGAGCTGGTAAGGCTTGTAAAATCTGTTCTTTCATATCATCAGTTAGGTGTTCTGCATCTTCCCAACCTGCTGTCAATAAAGACTGTCCTGGTCTTAAATTCGAGGTAAAACTTTGTACTACCTCAGTCATACCTGATTCAGGGGTAAAGGTCATATAGACCTGTCCTTGCCTGTCTAGTGTCCTTGTAATACATTGTGAGTAGATATCTTGAGGTGGTTCTTCATCGAGCCAAATAAGGTCTAAACTCTCTCCCATAAATTTTTCACTACCTTGTTCGTAGGCTTTAAAGGCTACCCTAGACCAACCTCCTGATTTATGTTTAACCATAACTGATGAATGAGCATTAGGTACACCAGGTTTTCTAGTGGTTTCCCCTATAAGGTGTTTAGGGATTGAGCCTTTACCCTTATCTCTAGGGTTATCAGGTTGCCCAAATAACTCCTTTTGACAGATATCTCTAGTGGTTTCATTAGAAGCTCCACACACCCAAGCTTTAATGGGCTTATCGAACTTCTTACCTTTCCACCATCTTGGATACAGTCCAGTTAGGTGAGCTGCCATCTCCATAGCTCCCACATAGGACTTGCCTACCCTATTTGCTGCCATTAACAACCTCTGTGAGCAATCCTTACCTGCTTTATGGAATCTTTTTTGGAACTCGTAGGGTTGGTAGTAGTTTAATCTATTCTCCTCTTGTCGCTTGTTTAGCTCCTTTAGGATTTGTTGTGCTCTTTCTCTAGACATAATACTCCACCTCTAATACTATAGATTTTTTTTAATATTGCAAATCAAATCGCCACATCTTGTGTTTTTATTTATTTACAACACAACATGGTGTGTATGTATTAATATATTTTATTAGTATTGATATTACCCTCCAGTATAGGAATGGAACTATATATATAATCACGCGTGTGCACGGGGGTTGTCGCGTGTGATTCTATTTTATTTACGCATCATCATTCATTAATATTCTTATTTTCTTATCAATTACTAATAGACTTGTTATGAGCCGTTATCTTTTAGTAGTAGGTAAGTATATTATTTCTGTTAGTGGCTCATATAGTATCTTGTTTTTATTTAGGGAGAGTAGTTAGTGGCTATAATAGTTTATTCTCAATACCATAATCTACCTATATAAGAATACCCTTATAAGTCTAACTACTGTAATAGCTATATATATACTTATATATTGTATATGTATGTATAGCAGATAAAGGCATTAGAGTTTTTAAATGGCGATTCGATCTCATATTTAGCATTATTTTGTTCTTGGACATGTAAAAATAAAACCCTAGTGTTTAAGCCATTCTATATTGTACATTTTATATACAATTTAAGTAATAATATATAATAATCAATGATTTATAGAGGTGGCTATTCTGGTAGAATCTTAAATAATATTTATGGATATTTACTTGATAACATAGATATATTTTTATATGATGAAGTTAATTAATAAATAAAGGTGAATATATTATGAATCAATATGAATTTTGGGATAAAGAAAGTGGTTTTTATGGATATGATAAGTATTCTTTAAATGCCAATCAATCTACTAAAAAAGTACAAAAGATATTAAAAGAGTTTATCAATAAAGGCTATAAGTATTCTTTATCATGTACTGATACTGATCTATACCCTATAACAACAAATACAGATATATTGAAAATTGCACAATCTATAGATGATGATACTTGTATTAATATATATAAAGATCGTGAATGTATAGGTTGTATTGATTTTCAACCATATCACAATGTTAATGAATGTATATCTGATTATTCATGTTCATTAGATGATATTGTAAATATAGAAAACTGTTAAATAGATCATTATATATATTAAAGCCCTTAGAATTTTCTAGGGGCTTTTTTTTATCTGTAATTTAGTAGCATTAGAGAATTAATAGTGTTTTTAGCCAATTTGATAGGATATATCAGTTTTTTTAGCTCGTAACAGCTCGATTTTGAGCATTTTATTAGTAGTCGCTTATGATTGTACCTTGATATTTTAGGCATTAAAAAAGCCGTTAGAAATTCCAACGGCTCTTATGGTTATATGGTTATTTACTTTTTATCTTCTTAACTTCTTTATTCATAAACTTATTAAGATTATTCATAAAGTCTTTAGTCCACTTTGTTTTGTGATGTCCGGTCTTTTTATTGTCTTGTTTTTTCATTGTCTTTTATCCTCTCTTGTACATGGTTATTTGATGTTTAAAATCTTCTTTTATTAAGCATATATCAAATTCTATTTCACCATATGCAAAAGTTTCATTAAATTGATTAGCTAAAAATTCTAATATATACTCTATTAATATATTATCTTTATTATTAATGCCTTGATCGTATGTATAGAAACTCATATATCTAGTTTCATTTTTTAAATAGTCTAAAAATTTAGAATATTTGTTAAAATAATTGATAAGTTTTTGAACTTGTTTTTTATCTACATCACAATGGATAGTATCAGTAGAATAATTATAGAATTTAGGTGAATTTGAGCCTATATTTTCAAAATCAATATTTAATTTATATTCATTCAAAATATAACTTTCAAATTTACTACAATAATCTTCTATATATGAATCATTAGTTTTTTTATAGTCGATATTATCATAATGATATTCTGGATAATTTCCATCTTCATAATAACTATCAATTTTATAATCTATCGAATCTGAATGTATAGATTCATAAAAACCACCAAATTGGATCTTAGTTTTTATTTTATTTTGTTTTTTCATTTTTTTACACTCCTGATTATTAAATTAAGTTATTATTTGCATATTCTGATAGTTTTTTAGATATATCAGAATAATTCTTGTCATTGATATTTCTGCATAGTTTTTTAGCCAATTCTTTAAAACTATCATCTTCATACAAAGTATTAAAATCGCATAATGTTTCTGTTTCTATATCACTTATTACACAATTTATTAAAAAGTTTTTCATTTTTTTCCCTCATTTAAATGTTTTTTGTTTAAATGATCTAGAGTCAATTTATCGCTTTTGTATTGATCCGGATCAAATTCTTTTGTTTTTGGTTTATTATTATTTAATTGATTTTCTAGAAAATGCTTACATTTTTTAACATATTCTTTTGATAAGTCTTTATCATTATATATAAAATAGTTTAATAAGTTATTATGTTTACTTCTAATTGTCATTTTATCACCTCTATTATTTGCGTTTCTTTACTTCCTATCGTGTAACAGATCATGCAATCTTTACATTTACCACTACAATTTGCCTTGATATTGCTATCTTTGTTAATAACATTAAATGTCTTGTCAAAATGTAATGGTATCTTATCCATAGGTTTATCAAATTTAGAATTACTAAAGATTAATATTAGATTTTTAGGTTTTTTATGTTCTTTAAAATATCTTTTAATTAGATCATTTCTTTTAGTCCAAAGTGTGAACGTAACATCTTCATTTTTATTGCATATATTCATAAAGTTAATCAAATGAATATCATTGATTAATTCTCCATGACTATGGAATCTAACAAAATTAGTATTATAAAACTTAGGAAGTAAATCATAATCTATTATTGATTGGCTTAATTTATCCGAGTTTAACTGCCATGCACTAGTATTATTTGGGAATCTTTTTATATGATTTTTACTATAACATTTACCTTTAAAACTGCATTTTTTCATACAATAATCATTTGTTATGGTATTGGTATTAATGCTTTTGATATCCTGCATTTTACCGGTACCATTTGATATCTTTATATATTCAATCATTTTTTTATATCCTCTTTATTAGTTATCTTAATTTTGAATGATCTAAGCTACTTTGTAAAGAAATATTTTTATATAATATGTTCTTTTACTTTATCCTGAAATATGCTTAATATTAGAATTTCAGCTAAGATTTAATTAAATTGGCTACATCTTTGATTGAATTGGCTAGTTATGGCTTGAATTGGCTACTTGGATTGAATGAATGAACGACTGAGATTGAATGGATCACTTCCTTGTGATCTACGAGGAAAATTAAATATTGTACTTTTTTTTGTGAGCTTTGGCGAATCTCTCTCGGTCATTTTCTGTGAAGACTTTTGAATCTAAATTATAAGAGTGCCTAATATTATTGATTGCATTGGTATAACACTGCCATTCTACATTTAATTCTGGTATATCTGGCTCTTTATTGAATATTTTATCAAAGCCTTTATTGAATTTGGCTTGGTCTTGTATGCGACTTTTAGATCCTTTACTCATCTTTAAAATCTCCCTCAAACAATGGTTGTGCATCATCTCCATATTCTGTTCCCTCATAAGTAACCATAATGCCATCTGAATATTGATACTCTTTACCCTCATCTTCTATCTGTGAGTCTTGATAGATGTCTGAAACTTCTTCTTCTGTTAGCTGTATATCACTTTCAATAGTCCATGATCTTACATCAACAGATGATTCACTTACTTCATATGTATATTTTCTACTCATTTATATCTCCAATGTCAATTTATTTCTTTGTTTATCTATCCCTAGAAATTTCAATTCCATATTGTTTAATAAATGTTAATAAGTGCCATACTGCGATATCATATTGAAATTGCCTAGTTTTGCAGAAATTAAAGGATATATCTTGCCCCTCATAATCTGCAACTGTTCTAGCATTTTTCAATAAAACAAAAGTTTCGCACATTTCATCACCTTTGCCATTGAATACAATTTCATCATCATCTTTTGTTTGGTCATCTATGATAGAATTGCATACTTCTTTAATGTAATCGTATTCATCTTTTATTTCTTTCCATTCGGGATTACTAAAAGATTTTTTTTGTTTCCAATAATTACTATATCCCATAATATATCTACTTGTTAATTTATTTCATCAAATGTGTTTTCTAAAAAATCTTCTATTGCATAATATAGATTTCTACCTTTTTCAGTATTTTCTGTGCCATTATCTATTTGTCTTATACATTCATCTTCTATGCCTAGCGAATGAACGATATTAAAATAAAACTGTGATGATAATTCGCATTTTTGTTCAAATGTTATTTTCATTTATATCTCCTTGTTAACTTACTTAGTGTTTCTATCGCTTCATCATAAGTGTGTTCTATATCACTATTACCATTCTGTATATCTTTCTGTGTGCCAATATTAAACCAATTATTTGACTCGCATATTGTATTCTTAATATCATCATCATTTTTTATATTGGCTACATCTCCATTACTGTCATAATATTTTCTCTCGCCTGATACATAGACATAATAATTTCCAAACTCGGCTATTAAATTCATGTCATTATTTATTCCATAATGGTAAGAGTCATTATGTTTATCTGATATTTTCTTTTCATGTATTATTAGTTCACTCATTATTTATATCTCCAATGTCAATTTATTAAGGATAGATAGGTGTATGCTTGGTCTGCTTCTGTTTGCATAGCCTTAGTCGCAGTCGGTATACCTACACCATTGCTCCCTATCTATCCCCATTACCTATCACTAGGCAATTTATTAAGGATAGATAGGTTTGTAAAGTGTCTGCATACTGACCAGAACAATTAATTTATATGCTATTACCTATCTATCCATGTCTAATAATTTACCAACAAAATATATCTTTGTCAACCTATTTTATTTCTACTCCTAGTTTCTTTGATATTTCTGTTAAAATACCCTGTTGTTTCTTCTTTGAGAGCATATTCCATGCCATTTTACCCTTTAAATGCTGAATTTTACTCCTTAGCTTGTAGTCTTCTGCCTTAGATTGATAAGATTCTTTCTCTTTGGCAATGATCTCAGGATTATTTTCCCTCCTAGCTTTGTTATAATCAGCTATCTTTTGTTTGTTTTGTTCATAATATCCTTTGTTATATGATGTCATTTATTACTCCTTTAAAATGGTATTTCATCATCATCTCTAGGTGGTTTCCCAAATACAGATGTATCCTCGCCTATAGACTTACCTTGATTACTAGATGATTTTCTATAACCACCACCACCTTGATAATCTCCATCAGATTCCTTGATTGAGATACTAGCTGATCTTTTTCCATCTCGTTCATTAAACCAGAATGAAACCTGATACTGTTGATTGGCTCTCAAAGTAATGTTTTGTTGTGGTGAAAACTTGTTATTACTAAGATACGGAGGACAATTCCTACCTGTTTCTTGGCTTATTTGATCTCTTTTTTGGTACATAGCTTCAGTTATATCTGAAAACTTGTCGTTCAAAAAGACATTTATGTATATTGGTTTTGACATTATTTTTTCTCCTCTATGTAATTTAATGCTGTTTTTATTGCTTTTATTTTTTTATTGATCTCTTTCCTTTGTCTTTTTAGAACAGTATCTACTGCTAAAAGAGATTGTATGTAGGCATGATCGACAGTTTTGATTTTCTTTGAAGTCCAATCATTATCTGCTAATGGATCATAAAAAGTTCTTATTTCATCTAATAACTCTTGCCATGCATTGCCTGTAAACCCATTTTGAGTTTTTGGTTTAATGTGTGTTATTTTATCTGACATTATTTTCTCCCAAATGTTTCTGATATAAGCTCATCTTCTATCTCTATCTGTTTGTTGAGCCAAGCCTGAAACTCTTCTAAAGTATTAAATTCTCTTGATTTATCTTCTATAGCAATCAAGTCGTGAATGTTAAAGCTCATAGTTTGTTCCTCCATCATTTCTTTCATTTTGTTGTAAGTAGCTTTGACCATTTCAACAGGCATGTCTTTCATTTCTGTTTCCATGTCTTTCATTGCTTTAATCATTTCCATTTTATCCATTATTCGTCTCCATAGATTAGTTTAAATTTGTCTTTATCTACATCAAGTTTTTTAATCTTTTCTGTAAATTCTTTTTCCGATATTAAATGGTCTGTGTAATCTGCTAAATGCTCAACCAAATATTTTTCATACTCTAAATTAGGTAAAATCTCGTACACTTGCACAAAGTTTTCTCCCCAATTCACAAAGTGAGTTTTCTTGATAGGATATCTAAGCATT